ACAGGAAACGTGCCGCCACGTGGCATGTTCTGCATGTTAGGATTAGCACCTGACAGACGACCTGTAGCTGTACGATGCTGTAGTAAACTGACGTGCAGCATACCGTCTTGTTTGGTGTAGGTCTTGATGCCATCAACAAATGATGACAGGTAGGTATCAATAGCAGATAACCGCCTTACCTTATATAAGAAGTCAACTGCATCGTCCATACCTTTAGACTTAGCACCTGCCTCAAGCAACTCAAGGTTGCCCTTGCTTGTAGTAAAGCCGTTGGCACTAGCCCACTTAGCTGTCGGTGGCTTGAACTTAAAGCCAGCCTGTAGATCAGTAGGATTAAATAAGAAGCCAGCGGTGTCACAAGTGGGACACTTGCTAGACTTTGCAAATGGATCACCGTTCTTTTTAGTCTTACGTATATAACCACTACCGTTACACGTGGAACACTGGACTGCATTTGTCCTGTATAATCTTTGTGTGCGTGTAGCAACCATCTGTCTGAACTCGTCATCAGGCATGTAAGGATCAACCAAAGATGACCAGTCACTCTTATCAATAACCTTGCGACCATATATAACCCACGACAATTGCTCTGGGCTGTTGAGATTGATAGGCGTGTCACCCATAACCTTACGTACATGAGACTGTAAGTCTGTAGTAAGCTGTAACTTCTCTTGCTCAAACTCTTCACGCACTTCCTCTAGCTTAGTTAAGTCAACGGCAAAGCCTGTCTGATATATCTTAGTCAAACATTTAGCAACTCTGTTCGTTAGCCTGACCGTAGATAACAATCCAGCATCTTCTTTTGTATTAAGACGATACCACAACTTGTCTGCAAGCTGTTGGGTGGCGTGAAGGTCAGCAGATAGATACTCACACAACTCGTTGTATGGTATGTCACGTGTACTGTAGCCTTTCTTGAAGTATTCTTTTAAAGTGTCCTGCTTCTTTGTGTCGCACTCGTAGCGTTCTGCACAAGCCTGTAAAGATAGTGGCTCTTTAACACCACGCTGCAATACATACTCAGCAAGCATAGTATCAAACACTGCACCATCATACTTAAAGCCAGATTCCCATAGCCATAGCAAATCATATGCCACGTTGTGACATATTAATACAGTAGCTTGATCAAGATACCACTGCACACGCTCATGGTAGTCATCTTGACTAGGTACATCAGCATGGTCAAATGGGAAGTGCTGTTCCACTCCTTGATCTGTCAGTATACCTATCATGGTCAATGAGTTGTTAGGCTCAAAAGGATCAAGATGCATCTTACCATCACGATGCGTTACTGTGTTCTCTACGTCTAATGTTAGCTTCATACTGTATACCTCGCTGTTTGATATTCCAACTGACAGTGTATACTACCATGCCATCCTGTCAACTTATTTTTTACTACATTGAGATGGCGTTCCGTATCTTCTTCGTCTTGCCCCTGCACTGGTGGGTTCTTAGCAATCAATAACATAAGGTCAGCTTCAGCAGCCTTACCTGTACGAGAGCCTTCCATCATAGACTGGTTCAGTATAACCTTACCCTCTGCCTCTGCAGATAGCTGCGACATATAAAATACAGCACACTCATGCTGCTTGGCAATCATACGTGCATGGACTGCATTAGCTTTGAGTGCTTCGTCTGGACGAGCAAAGCCACCAGTCTTAGCAAACTTATCACCCATGTCTAGCAAAACAATGTCAGGCTTGTATGCCTTACATACACTTTCAACCCAATTCATGTCACGACCAGTTGCATCCTTAATCTTGATACGTTCCTTCACTGGTGTGTACAAGTCACGTGCCTTAGTAGGATTAGCTTTTACCTCTTGCATAGTCATGCCAGTTGCAGCGGTCAGGTATCTTGCACCCACACGGTGATAGCCTTCCTCATTACATAAGATAATGCAATTAGCACCCTGATGGGCAAAACCACCCGGTGCCGCAATCAAACTGGCATGGAATGATGTCTTGCCTGTGTTGGGTCTAGCACCAATCTCAATCAAGTGACCAGAATTGACACCCTCTACCTTTCGTACCAAGCTGGGTATGTTAAACGTCCAACGTGCCTCAAGATCATTACGTGCAAGCAGAGTTTCTAACTCTATGTCATCCCATTCAATACTTAGATTAGGTGTGAAGTCGTCACCATACTGTTCAAGCATCTGTCGCAGAGGCTCAAGGCTAGACTTGTCACCGTTGACATAATCAAAACCTAAGTTAGCAATGTCCTCACCGATTACCTGTTGAAACAACTTAGATAATACCTCTTGTGCTATATCACCACCCATAGGCTGCTCACGTTTGATCTGCGAGAACAAGGCTGAGTAGGCAGTCTTCTGTGCCGTAGTGAGCGTTGGGTTGTTCGCCATGAACAATGCCTCAATCTCATCTGGTGTGACGGTACGCTCATAACGATCCATAGCAGTGTCAATAGACTGCTTGATCTTACGTACATCCTTACTGAATAGGCGGTCAGGGCAACGAGAACCACGATGATCCTCATAGAACCCCCTGTCCATCAAACTTCTAATTAGTGATAATTCCATTTAAATTCTCCATATCTGTCGGGTTACGATATTTCAAGTCATCTATCAGTCGTAGTACACGAACATCGTTTACGTGTCCTCGTAATTCCTTTGCCATCTGTAACGTCTTAGGTAGCGCATCAGGGTCTAACGCTATTACTGCTGTCGAGAACTGTGCAAGATACCTTTTATGCGACTCTTGCAGTGACGTGCCAAGAAGCGCAACCCCGACAAAGTTACCGTAACCAACAACGGCTGCACTTACACAGTCCTCAACAACTATTGCGACTTTACCACATCCAGAGGTATAAGGCAAGCCACTATTTCCATATCTTTTCCATTTAGGTAGACGCTGACCTGATAATGATCTGCCAGTAGCATCTACAATTTTACCGTCATGTATTACAGGAAACACCACACGGCTTTCCTTTACATCATACATAAGACCCAGCTTATCTGCATCTAAATCCCACTTATCACACCATCTGTTCATGTAAAGATTGTCACGATGAGGCACAATATACTGAGGCAGATCGAATGTATCCATTGCGAACTCCTTACTGCCAGCAAAGCCAGCCTTTATATCCTCTACAGATAAATGCACACGTGTGTTACCTGATATACCACAAGAGACTTTGTAACAATTCCATACAAGACTACCCATATTATTGGTAGCTGTAAATGTTTTGTAGCCCTTACAGTTAGGACAGTTCATTCTTTTAGTCTCACCATTACTAAGACCTAAATCACTTACTATGTTATATATATTATTCATGTAATATCACTTTCCTTTGCGGCAGTTGAATGCTTATATCATGTATTCTTACGTGCTGTCAAGGCATTATTTGCACTTGTATACGTATTTTTTAGATACGGTTTAACTGACTGTGGGTTAGCATGTCCTGTAACCGACATGATTTGTCCTATTCCTACATCAGCATCCACCATCTCTGTCACGCCAGTGCGTCTAAGGTCTGACAGACGTAATTCTTTTGACAAGCCAGCATCATCCATCAGCTTACGTGCATGTAACGGCAGCTTATACATGGTGTATGGTTCATATACCCCTCTGTATGACACAGGTCTGGGTGCAACGTAAGGCTGAAAGCCGAAGTCTTGCTCTTGTTGTATAAGCATATCAAGTAGGTCATCATCAATAGGCAACTCGACCTGCGCATTACGCTTAGACTGCTGTATCACTACACGTTTCTTTTCAAAGTCTATTGCATCCCACGTAAGCAGACGCATGTCACCTACTCGCTGACACCATTCGTAGGCCATGTGTGCAATCAAACCCACGTTACGCGTGCTAAAATCGCTGTAGGCGGCGTCTAGCAGCTTCCTGACATCCCCCTTCGTCCATACCACCTTACGAGGCTTGGTGGCTCTCCTACGTACCGTAGCGAAAGGATTGATATTGCAGTGTTCCATTCTTACTGCGTAGTTAAATACCATTCTAGCTGTAGCCATAATGTGATTAGCTATTGATATACCCCGATCACACCATTGGTCATAAGCTAACTTTGCTTGCTTGGTAGACATCTTACTGACATCCACATCACCAAGAACTATACCATCTACTGATGTAGCTATTACGTTAGTTAAACAATACACATAATGTGCTTTAGTTTCACTGCGTAAGTGCTTGTAATCATGTGAAGAATAGTATTCCTCAACCGCCTCTTTAAGTTTCATTTTTAATTCCTTCCAAGTATTGTATAGCGCGTTTTAATAGATCACTGTTATCTTTAGCTATGCCTAACATTCTGTTGCATTGATGGCATATCCATCCTCTAAATTCTCCTGTACTATGTGAGTGGTCAAGACACCAAGAGTTATGACTTGGGTGATTAGTGCCTTTGATGCCATCCTTATCTCTAAGACAGATAGGGCAGTAATGATTGTCAGGTATAGGCGGTGCAGACTTTCGTAAAATTCTTGTCTGTTTCTGCGCTGATCTTCTACAGTCAACGCATTCTGGCCTACGCCTAACATCTCCATTTGCATGATAGGCATCAATGGGAAAGAGAACCAAGTCAAGTTCTCTCTCACATTTAATACATACTCTGGTTTCATCACCCAATTCAACATCGTAGTCATCCTCACCGAAGAGGTTGCCCTGCATTAAGCAGCTATAGACTGAAACTGTGGCGTATTTACCCAGCCAGCTACCTCAACTTCACGCATGAACATAGACTTAGACTGTGTGTCGCTGCCTGTATTGCGTAGAGCAAAGCCATTACGCTCATCAGCATAGGATGCATAGTTAGTAAAGGCTGAGTACAATGCCCACAGATTACGTCCACGCACACCGACTTCCTGATTGTACAAGCCATACATCTTCTCTGCCTTTTTGTCTGACTTCATAATGCCATCAAGCATAGCTTTTACATCAACGTGCATCAGACTAGTGTTAGCCCAGCGTTGCATCTGTTCTGCTTGTGCAGTGAAGTCCTGTTGTGACTTGTGCAGTTCAGTGATGAACCTGTCGAGGCTGAAGTTGGATGTGTTCTTACGCATCACCTTACTATGATCGCCTGTGATCTGCCCATTGAGACAGAAGAAGTCGATAGCACCAAAGATGGTGGTGTTGGAACACGTACCGTTGACACCATGCAAAGCAATGATCCGCTTCATCAGGGTAGTCTCGTGCTTGTCGGTGGTGATCTTAGCCTGTACATTAGGCAGGGTCACGTCCATCATAGCCCAACCATCTTTATGTGCGCTGCGCCAGTATACCTGTGCATTTTCCATGTCATGCTCAGACAGGGTTTCTGTCGTAGTCTGCATGACGTTAGTGAAAAAGTCAGTGTGTGATGCACATGTGAAGCCATTGCCTACGATGCCAATGTAGTCACCTGTGTTGCCATTGATGACATACTTCTTGTCGTCAACTTTAGTCGGCTCAAACTCAACATTAAAGTCGAGGTGGTCTGGAATATATTCTAGCATATCTAATCTCCTATCGTTAAGTGATGTCTTGTTATATAGTACATTCTAGCGAATGTCAATCCTTTATGTTTATTACTAAAGGTCTATTCATCCAGAATGGTTTGTTTCTGCCCTTGTTATACCTAGCGAACTTACTCTTGTCAAGCGTATAGAACGCACGGTATGCAACAATAGGCCAATCCTCATCTGTCTTGCAGTCATCGTGTCCACTAAAGCACTGTGGGTGTGGTGTCATAAAGTTAGATACGTCAGGTATATATTTTTCTGCCTCAACCAGTGCATCAAAGTGACACATAGACTTGTGACCATAGTTCACACTGCCATCACTTCTAGCCACATAACGATACATATACTCATCATTCATAGCCTTCATAAGACGTACAGCAAACCTGTAGTTGATGCGGGTTTCCCTAGCCCATATAGTACATGGGTGGTTGGTGTAGGCTATCTTGTATAAGCCAGCTTCCTCTGCAAACTCAGGTGCATGGATACGCACGGCAGTGTTTAGCATCTGCGCTTCTTCCAGTACCATCTTGCATATGTGCTGGTCACATAGCTGCTGGGCAATAGCCTCTGGCGTATTGTCAATGATAAACCTATTCATGCTCACCTCCATTACCTCTGCCAAGCCCACCGAAATACTGCGGCCTACGCTTGGCTGTTTCAAACACACCTGCCGTGATGAACACACCTGCTATCAGCAAGGCATGTGCTATGGCACTGATACCAAACACAGTGACAGAGCCGACAGACATTCCAAAGATAATACACCACATCCATGCGAGTATCTGCATGACCAGATGCCGTGTATTTGTGTCAGGTATGTGAGACAGTGGGTTACGTTTACTGTCCATGATTAGGTTGTATAGTTTAATCAACACAATTCTCCATGTACCATTTCTTGAAAGTACGAAACGCTAGCAGCTTGTATGCTTCTAGGTCTAGGTTCTCCCAATCTGACAGGTCAATGCCACATACCTCGTATGTGTTTTCTATTTCGCTATCTAGCATTACCATGATAGCGTTGGCTTCGTTGCGTGTTAGCTCTATCCATATTGTGTTACCTTTAATCATTGTCAATCTCCCTCATTCTCAGAGCGTATGCTGTCTATAAGTTCAATGCGATCCTGATGTTGAGCCATCTTGTCTAGCTCAGACTGTACCGCTTCCATGATATCCGAATGCTCACCAATGCCAGCCGGATTGTTTAAGTATACAGCTATGTTGGTCTTGTGTAAGTTTACATTTCCAACAGCGTGTAGTCTCAGTGATGCTAGTAATTTACTAGGCTTTATTAATTTATCATACATTGTCAATCTCCTTTACCATTCTATAGGGTAGAACACTTCTACCATGCTATCACACTGAGGGCAAGTCAATATCGTCACCATGCTAAACTCATCACCACGAGGGTCATCAGGGTCTATGTCATGGTCATTGCCCCAGATTAGTTCTGTGTCTTTACAGTGCCAGCAGTTCATGTGTCAATCTCCTCTGATGATATTACTTTGGTGTTTTCGCCACCCACTAAGCCCACCATCTCTATCTGAGCCTTTATCCATGCTTCATATTCTGAGACAGCATCGACAATAATGTCACGCTGAGTTGTTGCTTCTACTTTTACTTCATACTTAGGCATATCATTTCTCCTTTACCATATCTCCAATGCCACATCTATGTTGTACGAAAATACAAATGCGTCACCGTCATGTGGTGCTACATCCTCTGGTAGTTCATGGTCAACTATATAATCAGCAAGAATCTCATATATAAATTCTTGGTCACGCTTGCCAATTTTGTCAAAGTCAATCTGTATATTTCTTATTGACATATCATTTCTCCTTCAATGCATCCATTACTAGGTATATAATTACAGCCAAGCCACCTACCAGATACCCAATGACAAGCAAGTCATCCAAGCCCAAATCAGGCATCTGGTTTTGTAGGCAGAGGATTGTGTTGCAGTTAAGCAGCTTCATCATCATCCTCTATCGTTGTATGACAAGCTTTTCTTGTACATCATTAGTATGAAAAATGCTATCACTAATTTGTAGTTTCATAGATTTTTCTTGCTGTCTGTCGCGTTGCCATTGTGGTGCTTTATTGCTCACCTTCTTGATACGCATCTTTCTCGTGTTTACTCGCATTTTGCTCATCCTTTTGTCTATTGTGTGAACCCTTACCCTTGTTGGGCTTGAAGGTTTGCGGCCTACGATTATTAGCTGTTGCCACTGGATTATGCACCCTCGTGATACGATTATTCATTTTTGCACCTTTCCCCTGCCTTTATCTCAAGCAGTCTGATGGTTGCATATCGTGCCAATTCCTTAGTCATGTATGGCCTGAATACTTTGTAAACTTCTTGTGCTTTAGTCATGGTCTTGATCCTTTACAGTGTAAATATGGGGCGCAATGCCCACTATGTCAAGTGGACACTGCGTATTTGGTTAGGCTGCTGCTACATTCTTCTTAACAAACTGGCCTTTTTCGTTACGCTGACGGTCTAGGTAGTTGTGACGCCCTGACATTGACCCGATTGGCTTACCGTAGCGGGTTAAGCCGTTCTTGCCATTGGTGTCTTGGCGGTGAAAGTAAACCCTGCCGGTGTAAGTTGG